CAATTGAAATTGAACCATTCGAAATTCCACCAATCGAAATAAAATAAATCACTTTACTTATTCACTATTATAGAACCATGAAGAAGAAGGAGAAACAACATGGCTAAGACAGGACATTTTTTACACAATAGCGCACATGCAGTAAATATAGCGGCAACAACCGCTTATGCTACTGCACGTTCACACGATCTAACAAATCTTGGAACCGCTGGTGGTGGAATTGTAAACAGGCTTTATTATCTAAGAACGCTTTACATAAAACTTGATACACTTGCTGCTGCACCAAATACACCAACAACGCTTACTGTTAGATTAACAAGAGATGCTGCCGGAAACGATACCGTAGTCGGCGATACGACTGCAAGTATTTCTTATGGTGTTACGACACCAACCGAAGGTGCAGTAACAATAGCGATAGATTTCGTCTATACGCATAATAGTATCTCTGGTGTTATAGATAATAGCTTGCATCTTTTCTGGTTTCTTGATAAGGGAACAGCAAACGTTAGACGAATTGAATTAACAACCGAGGAGTAAGATGCCTACATCTAACAACACATTTGCCGGAATTGGCAATAATAATACAAAGTCTAACAACGTTTCTGCTGCACCAACTGTAATAACTGTAGCTGGACCAGCTACATCACAAATACAGTCTTTGGGTGATTTAAACGGAGGTTCCTATACCTTTACTGATACAGCAGGTGTAGCACTTTCTAGTTATTCTTATAACAGCGCAAACGATATACATACATTTAACGTCAACTCAATTGGTGTAGCAAACGAAACATATTCTATAATATCTGGTGCAAACTTTACTGGTCCAAAGTGGCATAAACTATTACAATATGCCGATGGTTCACCAGTTCTTGCCGGAGATACATTTACTTTAAATGTAACAATAGATCAAATAAGTACAGGTGCCGCAAGAAACTATATTGTTTGTACTGGTGTAATACAAAACCCTACAAGCACAGTATTGGGAACCCTCAGAGGAAGCGGTATTTATTGCTTAACATCTTCTGTTGGAACTCCAGGTGTTGGAGGATGGGCTGATAACTTAGGTGCTGTTGCTACTACAGCTAGCATGGTAAGAGGTGTAGGAACTGCTGCATTTAGCGGTGGACCTACAAATACAATGTATAAGGCTGGAACTGTGTTTACTGGATATTCTGCAGTACCAGGCGGCTCAGTAGGCAACAGATTAGATGGTAACCAATGGAACATTGCTACAACTGGCCAATTAAGCTTAGGAATATTTCTTAGCTCAAACGGTACAGTTACTCCTACAGGTGGAGCGTTTTCTTTAAGAATAAAATACGTTGTAACCAAACTATCTTAAGGAGATTTTATGAAAATAGATTCAATTAATCGTGGCGAATATCAAAATATAGAAGATGGTTACGAACCAGGAATAAGAATTTCCGTTACTTTTACTGATGCAGAATGGGATGAAATCCTTCTTAGCTATGATGAGACAAGCGCAACATCACCATTGGTTTCTGTTTGTAGGCCAATTGTAAGATCTATGCTAGACGCAGGTAAGGACAAATGATAGATGCTGGAACACTTAGTCTTGTACTTAGTGCGATTTCGGGACCAGCTTCGGGCGTTGTTGTTGCTATGCTTTGTATGGTTATGTTTGGGTATTTTCTTGTTAAATATCTTCTTCCCGCCCAGCAAAAAGTGATGGACGGCTTTATAACAGAAAGTAGAGCTAACAGAAAAGTATTTGTGGATGCTGTCGAAGTGATGAGCAGACGTTTAGAAAAAGTAGAAGATGACGTTAGTGAAATTAAACATTCTATTATAAAGGAAAGATAATGTTTAAGTTTGGAAAACGTAGCATATCTAATTTATCTACTTGTGAAGAAGCCTTACAAAAATTGGCTCATAAAGCTTTAGCAACAAGCCCAAAAGATTTTACAATAATCTGCGGTCATAGAAACAAAGCCGAACAAGATGCTGCTTTTAAATCTGGCAATAGTCAGCTAAAATTTCCAACAAGCAAACATAATAAACTTCCATCGCAGGCTTTTGACTTCTGCCCTTATCCTCTTGACTGGGATGATATAAAATCATTTACAGAAATTGGAGAACATATGTTAGGTACTTGGGAAGATATGGAAGAAAAGGAAGACTGGGATATCGAATGGGGCGGTCAGTGGAAAAAGTTTAAAGACTACCCTCATATACAAATCACTAGGAGGAAAAATGCCACATAAATGTCCTATCGTTGCTAAAGAATATAAAGCAAAAAAATATGCAGAAAATAAAGAACAGTGGCGAGAAAAAGAATTGAAAAAAAAATATGGAATTAATCTAAACGATTACAATGAAATGTATGCTGCACAAAATGGTTGTTGTAAAATTTGTGGCAAACATCAATTAGATGTCAACAGACCTTTATGTGTAGATCATAATCATAATACAGGTAAGGTTCGTGGATTACTTTGTAATTGGTGTAATAGTATGTTAGGTTATGCTCTTGATAATAAAGAAACACTTTTAAACGGAATAAAATATTTGGAGGAATGTGATGGCTGAGCCTTCTCCCGGAAAGAAATCTGTCAAGGTTGTAGAAGATCCAGAAACCGGCAGAACGAAAAAAATTAGCTATGGTGCTTCCGGATACAGGATCGCGCCAAAAGGCAGCAAGAGAGCCGATTCTTACTGTGCAAGGTCAGCGGGAATTAAGAGGCGTTTGCCGGAAGATCAGCAGAACGATCCTAATACGCCAAACAATCTAAGCCGTAAGAAATGGGGCTGTGTAGGCGATAAGTCTAGGAAATAATATCTAAAAAATATGTAATAAAAAACCCCTGGCATTTCTCCAGGGGCTTTTTATTTAGAGGGATGAGTTGATTATTGAATGGGTGATAACTTGCTAATTACTGATCATACAGATAACAAACAATATGTTTTATTGTTGTGTCAGACACCGGAATTGGCATCTGACACTATATAATACTATATTAGCAGAAATTGTGCATTTTTGAAGATATTTTTTTAATTATTTTTTTATGCAGTAAACATCATCATAAAGCGGCGGAATGTCATCTTCGACTGGTAATCTGCTTTGTAGGCTTTCTAATTCTGCAATTTTTAATGCTGCACCATCTCGCAATGACCTCACTCTTTTTATAATGATTTCTAGTTCTGTAATTATTTTGTCTATTTTTTCTTCTAAAGAGTTTTGCATTTTAACCTCTATCTACTTCAACTATTATGTGTAATTGTGCTTTTTTATCTTGATAAGCTTTTGATGCTTCTTCTTCTGTATTGAATACACCTAAATGATAAAGTTTTCCATTACAACCTATTCTTGCCATCCATTTTTTAGTTCTTTTGCAAAAAGAATAACCCTTGCATTTAGAATTAAAAGTATTGTGTTGATGAGTTACCAATCTTAGATTGTCCAATCTGTTGTTAGATTTATTTCCATCAATATGATCTATTTCTAGACCTTCTGGAATTTCTCCTTTAAAAGCCTGCCAAACTAATCTATGTATTAGATAGGTTCTTTGTAGCTTACAATTTTTCCAAACAAATAATTGTCTATATCCTACAGCATTAGTGCTGCATTTTAGTAGCCTTCCTGTTCTGGAATAAACATTTCCTACTTCATCTACAGAGTAATTTTCTATTGCCCTCTTAATCATATCACACCTCTCCTATAATTAGTTTAAGTTTTTTTGCTAATGCATCTCTATGTGAGTAGAAGGTTTTTTTGGATACTGAACCTTCTGGATAATTAGAAATTCTTCCATCATCCCAAACAGCTTCAACTAGTTCTAAATTGTAATTAAATATAAACTTTTCTCTTTCTGTTGCTTCTTCTTCAATCCATTTGCAAATAATTGATAAAGAACTTTTAGATTCAACTTTATTCATTTCATCAACCTCCAATTCTATTTCTTCAGACCAATCATCACCAGCGATAATTTCGTCAGAATTCTTTGACCTAAGTATTTCTCTATAGTAAAGTCTACCAACAAAAGATTTCATTTCTCTTTTTGTCCAGGCTCTAAAAGATTTTTGGGTTCCGATATCTTCCCAATCTATGCCTTCAGCATTCCATTTATCTCTCCAATTTTGTGTAGAACTTTTGTTGTGAGAAATTAAATGAATCATAAATTCCTGTAGAAAGTCTTCTTCATCCCAACCAAAGTGTGCGAATATTATTCCTAGCTTATTCCATCTAGATAAATAAGATTTTATCATGCCCTTTGTAGATTCCTTAGCTCGCCTTATGACCGCATTTTTTACCCTCATCATCGCCTCTCCATACATTATACTGCCAAAGTAGTAGATTTCTACAACTTTTTGCACCTTGTACAGAAAAAAATTAAAAAAAAATTATTTTTTTTTGCTCTACCACTACTACTTTCCAAAAGATTTGGCCCTGAGTGTATAATGTAAGGCCCGCATCTTGGGCTTAGTTCTACTAGACCTTAAAATAAACCAACAAGGAGAGAAAATGCCAACAAAAAGAATCAAGTCTGTAAAGTCAATTTCATCGGACGCCTGGAGATATGCATCTGTAGGATTTGATAATTATATTCTTGATCGTAATAATATAGAAAACCCTGAAAATAAGATCATTGAAATAATAGACGGTACAGCCAAAGAAGAGCCTGACTTAAATGTTTGGGCTGCAATTGAATCTTTGCCGGATAGATATAAGAATCTTTTGTTGGAATATTTCTTTGAAGGAATGACTTTAGAACAGATGGGTAAATCTAGAAAAGTAACTAAACAATTTATGCATCAAGAATTAAAAAGAGCTATTATAGAAATAAAAAAATTGATGTAAAAAGTTCTACTTTACTTTTAGTACTACTATGTAGCATGTACCAAAAATGTACCATTACTACATGGAGTAAAGATGCCTAGGCCGGTAAATTATATAGTAAAGTTAAGAAAATGGGTTAGAGCCGCAAATGGAAATAGCGGCCTAAAGTTGGCCTTGCAACACACTATTAATCAGTATGTTGCCGGTGAAGCCAAGCTAGAAGAAGTAAATAAAATGGTTGACAAGTTTTCTAAAACCGTTGTTGAAGAGTTAAAACCAACTGTTTCTGAAGAAGAAGCTTTAGATGATATGCTACAAGAATATTTGAATGGCTCATTGGAGAATTGATGATGGCAAAAACTAAAGCAGAACTAGAAAGGGTTTTGTCTAATCCTGTTGAATTTATTAAGCGGCTAAAAATTATAGATAAAGCTGGCAAGTTAATTCAGCTACAACCAAATAATGAACAAATAGAAATAATAAAAGCCTTGGAAACTGGCGGAGAGACCTTGATCCTTAAAGGTCGTCAGATTGGAAGTAGCACGATTGTTGCTGCTTATTTTTTTTGGAAGACTTATGTTAGCAAAGAACCAACCACATTTGCTATTCTTTCACATAAGTTAGCAAGCTCTAAGCATCTGTTGACAATGCACAAAATATTCTATGATAACCTTCCAAAATTCCTACAAAAAGAATTGGAAGTAAGCAACACAACAGAGTTAAAGTTTAAGGATTCTGGCGCAAAAATAATAGCTGTGTCTGCCGGTGCTGAAGGTGGTATCCGTTCATTTACATGTTCTTATCTTCATATGTCTGAGTATGCGTTCTCACCAAATCCAGAAGAATTAAAAGCAACGGCACTAAATGCTTTAAACAATGGACAGCTTGTAATAGAAAGCACAGCAAATTATTTTAATGATGCTCTACATCAAGAGTGGGTAAAGTGGCTAAGAGGCGAAGCAAAATGGAATGCACTTTTCTTTCCTTGGTTTTTACACAAAGAATATAGCATAGAGCCTGATGCCGGATTTAAACTAACAGAATGGGAAGAAGAGCTAGCAAAAAAGTTTAATTTGTCTATTTCACAAATAGCTTGGCGCAGAGAAAAAATATCAAAAATTGGATTAGATAAATTTAAAAGAGAATTTCCTGCAGATATTGATGATGCCTACAGTCAGACAGGAAATGTTTATTTTAAGCAAGAAGACTTTGGCGAGTTAGATATTTTTCCTGTAGAGCCAATAGAATGGAATGTATTTTGTAGGCCAGATAAAGATGACGCTTACTCAATTGGCGTTGACGTTGCTGCTGGTGTGAATAGAGACTATTCTGTAATTTATGTTGTTAGTAAAAAAACATATAATTGCGTTGCCATTTATAGATCTAAATTAATTGTGCCAACTGGACTAGCTAAACGAATACAAGAAATTGCTACAGATTATAATAAAGCACTTGTTTTGGTAGAATCTAACAACTTTGGTAACGTTGTTCTAAATGAATTAAGACATCTTGGATACTATAATATTTGGCAGCAAGATGGTAAAGACTGGTTAACTACATCTAAATCAAAAACTGAAATGTTTGAAAATTTAAAAGGAGTAATCCAGGATGGTTATATCAGAACAATAGATATGATTACTTATCAAGAGCTAAGGGCCCTACAGTTAACAGATAAAGGATCTGTAGAGATTCCAGATAATATGGATTCACATGCTGACTCTGCTTTAGCAATGGCATTATCTTATGTTTGCTTAAAATCTGTTACATTAAAAGTAAAACCATTCCTACCAAACTGGATTGGTGCAAAGCAGGTATCAAGAACAATACAAAATACAGGTGCTGCTATAGGACAAAAAAGACGCTATTAACCACTTGACTAATACACTATTATGAGGACGCGGAAATATGGCTAGAAATAACGACGACATACAGAAATTTATAAGAATTATCTTCACCGACCACAAAGAATATTGGAAAGGGAAGGCTGGAGAATTAAAAAAATATAAAAATGCATACGAGTCTAAATTCTGGAAGGAAGAAGAATACGATGCAACAATGATTAGAGTTGAGACTGCAGATGCATATGGTTTTATAGAAAGCTATATTTCTTCTCTTTTTTCTAAGACACCATCTGTTGTTATTGGTGCAGATATTGCTGCTACTGGTGGAGATCCAAAGCTAGCTCAAGCAGCAGCAAATAGATTTCTTTATAATCAGAGAGAGCAGCTAGAGATTGCTAGCAGACTAGCACTTATTTATCAGTTTTCTGCGCTTAAATTGAGCCCAGTTGAATCAGATGAAATGCTAGATAAAGTAACAATAAGAGCAATCCCTTGTTGGGAAGTAATCTTAGACAGAGATGCAACAGCTATTTCTGATCAAAGATTTATTGGACACACTTACTATCTAAACATGGTAGAAGCAAAAAGAAAATTTGGTGCAAAAAAGTTTGTTGCTGTACCTAAAGAAAATTACTTTGATGAAGGCGGCGGTCCAGTAAGCTACACAAAGCAAGACTATAACGATTTACCAGATGATTATCTTTACATAGAAATTGTTGAGCTATACGATCTTCTACACAATGAAGTTTATTACTGGTCACCATCCTACAAGAATGGTGATGGAATAATTTTACGCTCAGAAATTCCTGTTAGAACATATAATGATCAGCCACTTGCTCCAATCGTTCCTCTCTTTTACAGCAGGTCACCATCTAAACCAATGGAAGGTTTATCTTCACTAGCAAGACTTTACGACCAGTTTTATGAAAAAAATATTTTAAGAACATACTGGGCAAACGCAGTTAGAAGAGACAGCAGACAATACCTTTATAGAGAAGGTATGGTTGATGAAGAAGCTTTAGCTAAGATTACTGCTGGTGTTGACGGTGCTATGATAGGCGTAGATTCAGATACCTTGTCAGGAATTATAATGCCAATTGGTGTTGAGCCAATCTCATCTAACTTTGATAGATATCTTGGCGCAATCGAGTCAGATATTAATAGAGGATCTTCACTTGCTCCATTTGCTAGAGGAGAAGCAACCAAAGCTACTGCCACAGAAATTACAGCATTGGCTCAGTATTCTGCTTCTGAAATTGGTAAGTTAGCAAGAGAACGTGATAACTCAATGGAAAATATAATTATTGTTTATTTAAGAACATTGGTTCTACTTGCAGAAGATGGTGAAAAAGCCGTACTAAATGTAGAAGGCGAAGGCAAAGTAATTACACCAGCAGATTTGGAAGGCAAGTTCCGTGTAAACGCATTAGACCAGGGAAGCACTCCACTATCAGATGCAATAAGAAAACAAAATCTTTTAAGTTTACTACCAACACTACAAGGTCTAGGCGTACCACCAGAAAAAATAAAAGAAGAAATCATCAGAGCATACGAGTTACCCAAGACCTTCCTAGAGGCTATTCCAGCCGCTCCAGTGGCTCCACAAGGCGCTGTTCCTTCTCCTTCAGCCGCAGATGTAGCCAACATAGAGGGCGGCGTAGAATCGAATATAAGCGGTGCAGAGGCACTAGCACAAAGTCTAAGAGGAGCATAAAAAATGCCAATTTATGAATATAAGTGTCCACAGTGTGGCGGATATGAAGAATTATTTTTACACATGAGAGATTGCTCTAAAGAAATTGTTTGTAAGAATTGTACCATTGTAATGAAGAAGCTGCCATCTGTTGTAGCAAAGACTGCTTCTCTTTGGAATGATGGATGGAATAAGGGCCTTGATGGTCAAGGCGTTTTCTCACATGCACTAGGAAAAAAAGTACATTCTAAAAGAGAAGAAGCAAAAATACTTGAAGCTAAAGGATTTGTTTCTGAGGCTGACTTAGCTCCACATTGGTGGGAAGATCAACAAGCTAAAAAATTAGAAAAAATAAAAGAGCAAGATAGATTGACAGATACTTATAATAGTAAGGTTGCTGAATATGGCGGTGATAAAATCAGAGCTATGACAGAAACATTTACAACAGAAAAATGTCTTGATGGTTCTTTGCACGAAACATTTAACGAAAAAATAACAATATAAAAAAGGAGATATAAAATGCAGATGCCAGGAAAAAGAGGTCCAAAGATGGAAGTTGAAATTCAGATTGGTGGAAGAGAGTCAGGTTCTTCACCAATAGCAGAGGAGCTTAACGATCTAGAAATTGAAGACGAAGACATGTACAGACAGATGGCTCCAAAAGGTACTTTTACTTCAAGAGCTTTAGATCCACTTGTTAAAAATGTTAACAAATTACTTCCACTATTTGGTCAGGATCCAAGTTATCCAAAGATTATGGACACTAACGAGCTACCAACAGATTTCACTCGTGTTCTATCTATGTTTGTTGCTGCGGCTGATGATGCTGTTGAAGCTGGCGTACTAAATCCAGAAATGAAAATAGACTTAGAAAGCGTTAAAACTGATTCTGATTTGATGGCTCTTTCTGGTAAGATAGAGATGCTTGCTAGAGATAGAGAATTCAAAAGATTCCTACAAGAAGAAGCACCTGCAGAAGAGCCAGAAATGGAAGAGGGCATGGATGAAATGGCGATGAGCCCAGAAGATGAAGATGCTCTTATGATGGAAAGGATGTAATATGTCTCTCTATGAAAATATAAATAAAAGAAAGAAAGCAGGAACCAGCAGGTCAAAAGATAAGTCTACAATAGATCCAAAAACTTATGACCAGATGAAAAAAAAGAAAGGTGGTTTTGCACCTGGACCTGCTAAAAAGAAAGGAGCAAAGAAATGACAATTAAAATTCCTTGGGTTAAAGTTGGTTTACTACTTGGTTCACTAGTTAAAGCCGCAAAAGGCGGAATTGACAAAGAAGAAGCGCAAGATCTTCTTTCAGATCTTGCAGAAATAGCAGCACACATAGCGTTACAGTTAGCACAAACAAAATAAAAAAGGAAGAATAAAATGGAAAACAACGAGACTGTCGTTCAAGACAACACCTCAGTAGAAGATACTGGCTTACCAGAAGATATTACACTAGATGATCTTCTAGCAATAGATGATGAACAGTATCCAGAATTTAAATCAGAAGATTCTCACAAAGGAATGAAGCCGCTCTCACACTGGATGCAACATGTACCAGAAGATGTAAGAAAGCATCTAGCAAATATCAGAGCAGATTACACAAGAAAGACTCAGGAAATTTCTAATATGAGAAAATCTCTTGAAGATAAAGAAGCTGAAATGTACCGCAAGAATGAGCACATTATGAGAGGCCCACTTGCAGAGCAGCTAAATAAAATAAATACCGAAGAAGAGTACGACCTATTTGATCCTAACGGAATGAAAGCAGAGATTCAGAGACAAGCTGGATTAATGCTAAAACAAATGCTAGAGCCAGCTCAAAAAGAATTAGAAGTACAGCAAAGAAAATTACAGTTAGATGCATTTAAGAAAGAAAATCCTGAGCTTACTGATCCTACTTACAGAGGCCCAGTATTAGAGCTTTTGGCACAAAGACCAGAACTTAAATTAGAAGATGCATTTTATATTGTTAAAGCTAAGATTGGATCACAGGCTTTAGATGCTGAGAGATCAAAGCTAGCAGAAGCAAAAGCAGCAAGAAGAGATACTGCACTTAAATCTTCTGTTGGAAGCAGAACTTCTGTAGCTCCAGCTCCTAAGTTTAAGAATGCTATGGAAGCATATAACTGGCACAAAGCAAACGGCGTAAAATGATTCATAAAACCCTGCCTCAGCATTTTTACGTTTCTGTACCTAATGCTCTGCTCGGTCCAAAGATGCCTGAAGGTTATACCCGAGGGCTTTTACACGGAATATACGGCAGAGAAGGTCAGGCTCTCTTAACCCATGTTTTGTTAGACACTGGAGCTAATTGGTCAGGAATTCCTTTACATTTATTAAGATTAGAAGACTGGGTAGGACCACAAGTAGACCAAGCTATTCTTCAGCCTTGGGGATGTATGGGCAGAGATCTAAAAGTATCTGAACTAGAATATCTTGGTGGCTTATCTGTAGAGTTACGTTTTGGCCCACAGAAAGGAAGACATACAGGAATTATTGTAGACTGGGATGATGCTTTTGCTAAACACCCACAAGAACACAAGCCTCTTTCTCTCATAATTGTAGATGGTGGTCACTTTGCTCTTCTGCCAAATAATTATTTTATTCTTTCTGACAAGCACTTCACAACCGGCAAGCGTGAAATAACAAAGAATTATTACAGAGGATCGCAGACGTACTGGGAACCCTAAAAAATTATTTTAATTTTTTTTCTCCTGCCACTACTACTTTTCCTTCTACTTGGCCCTGAGTAGTAAGTGCAAGCGCCGCATCTCGGACTAGAGCCCAACGGCCCTATCGCTAAAGCGCCTGTGTTAAGTGATCTGGAATATTTTAATGCCATTTAATATCCAACAAGAAAATATTCCAACAAGAGAGTTTTGGGGATATAGCTCAATTGGAAGAGCATCGGCTTTGCAAGCCGGCGGTTATGGGTTCGAGTCCCATTGTCTCCACCATCTTTGATTCTCTTGTTGGAATATTCTTTTTGTATCTTTTTGTTGGAATATTTACTTTACTTTTTCTCTGTCTTTAGAAGGCGCAACGTTTCCCGGCCTAGCATTAGCATCTTTTAGATCTCCTAATGCAAACTGAGCGGACGATCTATTAAAGCACCTGCGATTTGCAGATACGCTTAACAATCAAAATTCAGTTTGTGTTTAACAATTTAACAAAAAATAATTAATTAGGAGAATTTATCATGGCAATTTCAAATGATCTATTAAGCTCAACCCTGTACTCAATCAGAGACGGAGAAGTTGACGAACTCTACAAGAAAGTAGCATTCCTTGATGGTGTTAAGAAAGCTGGCGGTGTCGAAGTCGAGAAAGGCGGCATCAAAATCCAGAGACCACTAAGCATCCAGGAACACTCAACCATCACTCAGCTCGCTACTGGTTACGAGCCTGTTAATCTCGCTGTAAATGACGTTCTAAGGCCAGCAGTTTATGATTGGGCAGACTACGTAAGTCCCATAGTCATAACTCGCAAGGAGGAACTCGAGAATAGCGGAGAATACGCTATTGTCAAGATTCTAGAAGCAAGAATGAAGTCTGTTATGGGTATGTTGAGAAGAGAAACCAACAAGCAGATTCTAAGAGGAAACTCTGCTGTTCTAAGCTCACTCAATACTCTAAACGGTTCAACACTTGGTGGTAACGGATTCCTTGAGCCAAGAGCAGCAGTAGCAGGTACACAGCAGAACGTAGTTGGTGGTATATCCAAAGTAACTTTCCCAGTTGCAGGTTGGCTAAACCAGTTCTCAAACGGTGCTTTAGTTCCTGACTTTATGACCAACCTCTACAACATGTACATTGCTGCTAACGCAGTATCACCAATGGGCGATGTTGATCACCTCATAATGTCACAGGCTGCTCTAGCAAGATACAGAAAAGAACTTTTTGATATCCAGAGATTTATCGACACCAAGACTCTTGACGGCGGAAGAATGGGCCTAGCTTTCAACGGAGCTATCGCTGAATCAGATCCAGAAATGGGCTTCGGAACAGGCGTTGGTGGAGAAACCCTCGATGCATACATGCTAAACTACGATGGTATCAAGCTTGTATTCCACAGCGAAGGCGACTTCTCTGTTTCTCCTTTCGAGCACATTTCAGGTACAACTGCAAGATCTGCTCAACTCTATGTCAAGTGCCAGCTCGTCGCAGATTTCCTCGGCGGTCAGGCAGTCGGCGTCAACCTACAGTAATCTTAAATAAACAATTAAAAAAAAGGAGAATTAAACATGGCTACTTCAACCTTAATTCAGAAACTAGATGGAACTGCTTTTGAATCTTCAAAGACTGTTCCTGGTTCTTATACCGCTGTTTCTACACCAGATGTATCTAACAGGAGACAGGTAGAAACCTTTATTGCTGGCGCAACCGTTGCTGTTGGTGATTGGGTTCAGTTTGATACAGGCAAATCTAATGAACTAAAAGTACTAACAGTAATTCCAGGCACCGTTGCTACCGCAACTGGAAACCCACTTGTTGTTGGTGTTGTTCTTGGATCCGCAGAATCAGATGGTTCACTAACCGCAGACAGCAAAATCAATGTAATTGTTGCTGGCTTTGCTGCAGTAGCTGCAGTAGACTCAACAAACGTTACTGCTGCAGGAGCACCTCTTGTTTTAGACAACACTGCAACCGCAGTAGCAGGAAAGGCTCAGCTTCAGAAGGCCGGTGCTCTTGCTCCAGCTTGTGGCGTTACACTCTCTATTCCTTCTGCAGATAAAGCACAGGTCTGGGTATACAAGCAGTTCTAATCTAAAATAAAAATCTAAAGATTCTGAGGCTCGGCTCTGCCGGGCCTTAGTTTTTTGGTTGACAGATTCACTATATGTAGAAGAGGTGTTTCATGAATTACACCTATTTTGGTTTG